TATTCATCATCAGAAGAAATATAATAATTTAATGTATTGTCGTCTTCAATGATTTCATCTCCTTCTATAATTTCTTCAACATTATAAAAATTATTATTTAAGAGAGAATATAATATTTCTTCATCTGAAAATGAAATAGATTCCCAATTTCCATCTATAATAATAAATGCTTCCCATGGTTTATTTTTCATACATCCGGAACTATAAAAATAATTCCAAAACATTTGCACTTTTTCAAGTGTATTTATATTAGCAAATGATGACTCTTGTTGTATAAAGCGGATCAATGAATTAAACAAAAATTTTTTTAATTTATATTCCTCTATAAATCCCTTTATATAGTTAATAGAGGGCAAAAATGCACTAGGTCTTGCTTCTATAATTATATAAGGTATATACTTTATTGACATAATATAATAATTATATACATTATCATTATTATATTTTTTAAATAAATTTAAATTAACATTAAGATTTAAAGCTATAATAATCAGTTGACACTGTTCTTGTAGCATAAGAATATTCTGGATTTTGTGGTGTTGGTGTTGGAATTGTTACTGGTTGGTTTCTTAAAGCAGCAGGTTTTAAGCTAAATGCATATCCAGCCTGGTCAAAAAATCCAGCATTTTCCATTAAATAATTATCAACTAATTGATAACGCATTGCAACCATTTGACAACCATAACCACGACATAATAAACCGCTGGGGTTAGAAGGTGCGCTTCCTGCATCAGGAAATACAATTGTCATACCAGTTTTATTATAATTTGTTAGTTCTTGAGTGTCAGGGCTATTTTTAACATTATAATAATTATATCCTCTCATAAATATTGAATTACTTGTTAAATTAACATACTCTAAAAAGTCTTGGTTTTGTAAAAAGGAATTATTAGTTTTATCAACAATTAAAATTATTTTATTTTGAAAAGACAATAAAGGATTTGATCCTAAATTATTACCAGAATTTTCAAAACTGTAATCTTTTCCAAGCATTAAAGTGGAATATGATTTAAATATTTCGGCTAATCTAGTATACATTTTTTGATTATTGCTTTTAATTCTTAAATGAATAATTAATGGGTCAGTAGGGTTCGGACAAGTTCCACCAGAGAATGCGTATCCATTAATTGTATCCATAACAGTGCTAAACGGAACTGAATTAAATGTTTCCTTAATATAGTAGCTATCTGAAGTGGACGTTGCAACAACTGGTTGATTGTCAATAGAGTAAATTTCAAAATCTAAACAGCGAACGCCTTGATTAATAACAGCCTTTAAATTACAAACATCAACAAAATCATTTTTATAGCTGCCTCCTGAACATGCATTATAAGCTGTTTTAATGTAATAATCATATAAATTACCACTGCAGTCAGAATCAGAAGAAGTAATTGGTCTAATATTACCGTTTACAGATGAATATAAATTATTCATATAACTGCATTCGCTTCTCTCTAATTTAGTTAAATAAATCATATAACCAATAAAAACAATTAATATAATAAATGTAAAAGCAATTATAGCATATGATTGAAAATCTTCGTCGAGACCTTTTATTGCGCTTAAATAATCTGTTGTTTGACTTGACATAAATATCTAATATATCTTATTATTTTTATTTTAGAAGCATTTAAAAAATAATATATTGAAACAATACTTATATTTAAAAATAAATATACTTATATACTAAATATGCCTGGCGGATTGATGCAACTTGTTGCTGTTGGACAGCAGAATGTAATTTTAAATCATAATCCTCAAAAATCCTTTTGGAAAGCAACTTATAAAAAATATACAAACTGGGGTAAGCAAAATTTTCGTTTAGATTATGAAGGCACACCTTCTTTAAGTCTTAATGGTGAAACAACTTTTAACTTTAAGGTAAAGCGCTATGCGGATTTGCTTATGGATTGCTACATTTCTATTAATTTACCTAATATATGGAGTCCTGTTATGCCTCCTCAAGCGGTTTCTCAACCGGATGGTAGCACTGTTTATACAAATTGGGCACCTTATGAATTTCAATGGATTGAAAATTTAGGCGCTCAAATTATTAGCCAAATCACAATTACATGTGGTAATCAAAAACTTCAACAATATTCTGGGCAATATATTCTTAACTCTGCAAGGCGCGATTTTGCTGGAACAAAGCTAGCATTATTTAGCGAAATGATAGGCAATGTGCCAGAACTTAATGATCCTGCAAATTCTGGTGCCCGTGTTAATTCTTATCCAAATGCATTTTATACAGCAAGTCCTGCTGGAGCGCAACCTTCTATAATGGGTCGTACACTTTATATTCCTTTAGGTGCTTGGTTTAACTTAGTTACCGAACAAGCTTTTCCATTAGTTGCTCTACAATATAATGAGCTGCAAATAAGTGTGTCATTTAGACCTGTTAACGAGTGGTTTACAATTAGAGATGTTATGGATTACACAAACAATTTTCCTGTAATTGCACCCAATTTTAATCAATTTTATCAGCAATTTTATAGATTTTTACAAACGCCACCAGATGAAGAGTTAGGACCTACATCTTACGTTGATACAAGAACAAATTGGAATGCGGATATTCATTTAAATTGCACTTACTGTTTTCTTTCCAATGATGAAGCAGAGATCTTTGCTAAAAATGAGCAAAAATATTTAATAAAGCAAATTTATGAAAAACCATATTACAATGTCACAGGGCAGAATAAAATAGATATTGATTCAATTGGTATGGTAATAAGTTGGATGTTTTATTTTCAACGTAGTGACGCTAATTTGCGCAATCAATGGTCTAATTACACAAATTGGCCATACAATTATATGCCACAAGATATTACACCAGCGCCAACTGCAGGGGATTATCCTAATCCAGCGCCAGCTCCACCAGCTCTTTTAGGACCTGGTTTAAATCCTGACGGAACATTAAGTGGGCTTTATATAACTGGTATTTACAATCCTCAAAATTTAAAACAAATTTTAGTTGCTCTCGGAATATTGTTAGACGGACAATATAGAGAGAATTTATTACCAGCAGGTGTTTATAATTATATTGAAAAATACACTAGAACAGCTGGAGCTGCACCGCCAGGTTTATATTGCTATAATTTTTGCTTAGACACAAGTCCATATTCAAAACAACCATCTGGAGCTATGAATATGAGTAGATTTACAAATGTGCAATTTGAATTTACAACAATAACACCACCAGTTGATCCTTATGCTCAAGTGCTTACTATTTGCGATCCAACAACTGGTGAAATTGTTGGTATCAATAAACCAACTTGGCGAATTTATGATTATAATTTTAATATGTATTTAATCGAAGAGAGAGTTAATATGGTAACATTTATTGGTGGAAATGCTGCACTTATGTATGCTATTTAAAGCCGAAGGCGACTGTTTAACGCTTAGGTAATGGTGCATTTGATGGAAATGGTCCGTCTTCAATAAATTCACCTGAAAGTGAATAACGTTTGGGATAATCAGGCATATATGGAAGTTGAGGTGGTTTATAACGCTTATCAAATAATTTTTTAGATTCATCAAAATCCTTACTCCATATATCAACTCCAAAATTTGGAGAAGCAGGCTTTGAATACATATCTTTTGTTATAACTAATTCTTTCGTTCCATAACCAGATGTTAAAGGAGAGTATTGAGGCGAAACGCCAACTGTTAATTTGCCAGCATCATTTGCAGCAGGAACTGAAGTGCTTGTTTTTGATAATGGAGGTGAATAAGGTTGACAACCAGGACAATCAATATCGCTTAAACATTGTTGTCCAGTGATAGAACATCTAGCAGTGGGTCCACAAAAATTTTTACAACTATAAGTAGTAGTTAATGGTAAATTAACTGTATGACTAGTTTTACTACTTTCTTTTAAAACATTATTAGTAAAACATTCCATAATGTAATCGTTGTTTGTTAAATAGTTAATCCATAATAATATTAAAATAAATAGAACGAGAGAAACAAAAATATAAATTAAAGGCATATATATTTAAAAGATATAAAAAACAATTGTTTAGTAATTAAATCAAAATTTTATATCAATTTAATATAAGTAATGTCAGATACATCAGATACATCAGCTATTGATGAAAAAAGAAATGAAACCGAAGGACCTCAAAGCACCGATTACTTAATTGATATTAAGAATTTTATTATAAGTGTAATTGCAACTCTAATTGTCATTATTTTATATTTTTCTATTGGTGGGTTAATTATATTTGCTTGTAAATTGGCGCAATCAAATATTTTACCAACAGATTCAAGATGTTATCCTTATACAGATTCTAAACCAGACATTAAACCTATTCAAACCAATATTTTTACAACATTTCAAGAACCACAAGTTTCTATGAAAATGAGCTTTCCTTATAATGATTATAATGCTTCCAACACTATATTGGATATGTTTCGCGAATACAAGGGCGTTGGAAATTCTAACTTTTTAGCAAACTATATTATTGAAATTATGGAATCATTATTTAGTTTTAGCTATGGATCTATAAGCAAAATTCTTAATATGATAAATGGTCTTCCTGAAATAATATTAGTATTGTTTGGTCCATTTATTGTTGGATTTCTCTCTTTATTTGTTTTAATAGCTCAAAATATTTACGCAATTTACTTATGGTTTGCAAGTATGGGATGGTTTTTTAAGACAAATACAAATGAATCTGGTTCAGGCACGCCAAAATGGACAAATGTTACAGTAACAGATCCAGTTAATTATGGCATTGCTATAGCATTGGTTATTGGATTTATTATACTATTCTTTTTTACTATGCCTGTTATATTTTTTATATCCTTTTTAATCTTCGCATTTTGTGTCTTTACATGTATATCATACAAAGCGGAAATGGGAGGTAAATCCGCTTATGCAAGTACAGTTGTACAGGATATATTTAAGTATTATAAACTTCCTATTATGGTAATATTTAGTCTTTTTGTTGTATCAAGTGCTTTTAATAAGCTTGGAACAGCGCCAGGAATATTTTCCATTATAACACTTTTAGCTATTTATTTTGGTTTAATTTCAATTGATACATTTAAAACAATTGAAATAGAAAATATGACACCAGTTGTAAGTTTTGAGCAAGCCAAGAAGAGATGTGTTGGAGTTGAACCAGTTAAAAGTACTGTAAGTTTTTTAGGTAGCTTGTTTGGGCAAAAAGGAGGAGCAATATCGAAAGAAATAAAAAACGCAAGTAAAATATTATCTAAAAAATAATTAAATGTAATAATACTTAAAAATAAAATTTAATTATTATTATTATTATGGGAAAAGATAAAGAAAAGCTACCAAAGCATCCATTTGTAAGTATATGTATGCCAACATTTAACCGCAGACCGTTTATTCCAATTATTATTGAATGTTTTAATAATCAAACATATCCAAAGGATAAAATGGAATGGATTATTGTTGATGATGGAACCGATAAAATTGAAGATTTAGTAAAGGATATTCCTCAGGTTAAATACTTTAAATATGATGAAAAAATGACATTAGGATCAAAAAGAAATTTAATGAATTCAAAGGCAACGGGAGAAATTATAGTATATATGGATGATGATGACTATTATCCACCTGAAAGAGTAAGTCATGCAGTTGAAACATTACGAAAAAATCCAAAAGCATTATGCGCCGGTGCGAGTGAAATGTATATTTATTTTAAACATATTCATAAAATGTATAAATTTGGGCCTTATGGACCAAATCATGCAACCGCAGCTACATTTGCTTTTAGAAAAGAATTACTTAAACAAACTAAATTTAATGAAAATGCATCTGTAGCAGAAGAGAAAAAATTTTTGAAAGATTATACAATTCCATTTGTTCAATTAGACTCTAAAAAAACTATTTTAGTATTCTCTCATACTCAAAACTCATTTGATAAAAAGGAGCTTTTAAATGAATTACCAAATCCATATGTAAATGAATCAACTATAACACCTTCTGATATTGTAAAAGAACCGAATGTTTTAAAATTTTTTATGGAAGATATTGATACTATTTTAAATTCTTATGATCTTGGTAAAACTGAAAATAAAAAAGATGTAGTTAAACAGTTAGATAATATGAAACTTAATCGAGAAAAGATAATTAAAGAACATATTGAAAAGGAAACTAAATATAATCAAGCTATGGCTACTCTTCAAATGTTATCAAATCCGCATCTTTTACAAAAAAAATTTGACGAAGTGCATACTGAATATAAAAAGTCACTTGATAAAAATTCATTTATAAAAGACAAAATAAATTTACTAAAAGGAGAGACAGTATTTGAAAATAAAATAGAATATACAAGCCCACCTGACAATTTAACCCCGCAATTAAAAATTCAACTAATAACAGAATATAATAACTACATGTTACAATTAAATGAACAAAATCAACAATTAGAAAAACATATGAAAAGTATTATTAATGAAAAAATACAAGAAAAAATGCGGCAAAAAGCAGACCCCACGTTAACTTTAAAAGATGACTCAACTTAACTCTTTAAGCTGTTTTAAAATATATTATAAATGGCTTAAAGACATAGCAAGAATATGTATAACAATAAAATGAACTACTACAATTCAACCGTCGAAGAAACTGAACCTCTTAATGAACAAGATATTGCTGAAATGTTAGAGGAAATGAAGAAAAATGATCCTGGATATAATAAGTTTTACCGTTATGAGATTATTAATCAGGAAACTGGTGCAAGAAAAAGAATTAAGGTTGAGTTTTATACTAGTGGTATTTGCGGTTCTAATATTCGCGATGCTGAATCTGGTGTAAATTATACTTATACTGTTGGAAGTGCTTATGAGGATTTGTTTTTTAAGGTGATTATGCATAATGGAATTTGCAATAGTAAAAATGGTTCTACTACTGTTTTCTTTACATCTCCTCATCAATATATGTCTACAATGGGTCGTGAATTAGATAATGGAATTATTGAACGATGGGAAGAGAAGCGCAATGCTTTGTTAAAGGTTATTGAATCTAAAAAGAATATGACAATGTCTGACGTTGTTGTCCGTTAAAAAAATATTAATATTAATATTAATATTAATAATAATAAAAAATTATAAATTATTTTTTATTATTTAATTTAAAATACTTATTCCTCTCCACATTCACAATCATCATCATCACAATCATCTTCTATTTCTTTATCAGCAGTGCCTGACGCATTTTCCTTTATATATTTTTCAATATATCTGTAAATTCTATTTATGTCAAGCTTACCAATTTCATAGTTTTCCAATTGATTTAAAATCTCATTGTCGTCATAATTATTTTTAAGCTCAATAAAAAAACTAAACAAGTCTTTTTTATCCATTCCTAATCGCTGGCATAACTTTTGAATAAATAATGAATTGTTATATTCAGTTGAATATTTTGTTAACACCTTTGTAAATCTTACTTCTGTTGGGTTGTATTTTTGTTTATTTTTTATAGTTTCATGGTATAATTTATTATTTTTAAATGTTTTAATGAGAGAACTCATTTCATTAAACTGCCAAATTTGCTTTTGAAATGTTATTCTGTCTATATAATCTGCAAAGCATATATTATCCAATTGTTTCAAGTAAAAATTAATGGATTGCTTCTTATCAATTTTATCAATTACATCAATAATATTTTCATGCCACAATAATCCAACACTTGTTCTATCAGTTTCATTCATAATATTATTATGCTCTGATAAAGGGTAATAATTATTTATTAATTTATTTGTTATTTTTTTTGTATCATCGCTATAAGATTTTATTTGCAATACTTTTTCAATAATGTCAAATGAAAATGTGTCAGATTTTTTATATAGTTTATAAATATTATCTATTTTTCTTAAATCTCCTTGCACATAAGATATAATTTTATCTTTAGTATCAGCATTTACATTAGGCATTATGCTTTGCACAATATTAGTTATTTGAGGTTGAGAAGGTGGTTTTAATTCAACAATATTACATACCTTCATAAGTTCTTTAATTTTTTTATCTACTTTATAATTGCCAATGCATATAATTGGATTAATTGTTGTTTCTTCTATTTTTTGTTTTTTTGTTTTTTTTGGTCTTATTAACTTAATTAATGTATTAATACCTCCTTTATCACCATTATTCATACCATCAATTTCGTCCATAACTATTGCAATTTTTTTTACTTGTTTATGAAATAAACTCATAATATTTTTATCAGACATATTATGCTTTGTAATATCTTCAATTACACTTGTATTTCTAATGTCGCCAGCATCATATTTAATAATGTCATAATTCATTTCTTTAAGAATTTTTGTAACAAACGTCGTTTTACCTGTTCCTGGGTCACCATAAACATAAATACCTTTTTTTAATAGTAAATCATTT